TACGGTTCGGACCGGCCGGCTCAGTTTCCCCGGCCGTGAATGACACTGGACCGTCCGGGATTCGATGCGCCGAGACCGTATCGGGACACATATTCGCGGTCTGTAGACTTTCCCGGACCGTTGCAATATCCCCCACAATTTCACGATAAAATCGCGCTTTCGCGGCCGATTCTACGGGGATGTGGATTCGATCACGACCGGACCGGTCGGCACAGAGCGCCACAATCGCCCGGAAAGCGCCTACAAACCTTGAATCCGCCAGCGCTTTCTTTCGGGAAGGTAGGCTTCCGTCCGTCGAAAATCGAATCCACGGCCGCGGCGCTTTATCGTAAAGCGCTTCCCGCTCTAGTTCGTGCGCCGCCCGCATCGCGATGATCGATGCGGGGAGCCGTTCATGCCGGGCTAGCTTGTCGCGGAGTTGCACCCGGTCATGTCGCTTTTCCAGAATAGCAGCGTAGCACATGTCCGCAGGATTCTCCGCCGCGTTAGGGTGCTCCGGGTGGTGACGACATGACCGCTCGCAATTTGCGCCGCCGGACAGGCCAAAATTGATACTGGCAGAACCCGGTACGCCTTTGCCGAAGGAACCGAGAACCGCGAAAGCGCCGGCGACATACTGCGCCACCAGTCCGGGGATTTTCTGTAGAGCTTGCATGAATGGAACACCTTTTCGAGCTGAGAACCCGCGGCCGGACGTCCGGCCGCACAGCACAAGAATAGCATACGGCATTCTTGCGTCAAGCCTAGCATCGGCAATCGGCCGCGCGCGAATTCAATCGGCGCCGATTGGACACTTGGGAATTGAGAATCGCCCCGCGCCGCGCCGCGCCGCAGAACATACCCCCCGGGGGGAGGGGGAGTGTACGCCCGTCTAGTCAAAGACGGCAGACCGCTTGTCCCCAGCCCCGCGTATTCGCGGCGGTATGGCTCATTCGCTGGCCGCCGACTTTCTTGATTCGCGAATCTGGAAAACACGGCTATTCGCCGTGTTTTCGGCGTGTTCTGGACCCCTTTGCGGCGGTGACCCCCAGTCCTCTACGCTGGTGTCATGGTTCGTGGACCCGCACCAACGCCGAAACACATCCTCCAGATGCGAGGATCGAAGGAGGCCAAGTACCGCGAGGAACTTGGCACCCCGGCTACCGCCCTGCCCGAGCCGCCCGAGTGGCTTCGGCCCTCGGCGAAGGCGATGTTTCGACAGGTCTGCGAGTTTACGCAGAGCATGGGAACGCTCTGTAACTCTGACGTCCAGGTAATATCGCGATATGCGATAACCTGGGACAAATGGCAGGAGGCCGAACAGCAACTCGCCAAGACGGGCGAGTGCTGGCGGGAGGTTCTCGCCCCCGACGGCTCCCTGCGATTCTGCCGGCCGACGAAGTGGCAATCGCAGAGCAACCACTGCCACGAGCAACTGCGGCAACTGGAAACCGTCCTGGGCCTGACCCCTGCCGACCGCACCCGCCTGGGGTACGGTGCGGTCAAGGTAACGACAGACCCGGTGGACGCCCTCTTTGACAACGACGCAGCGACGGGTTGACATCCGCGAGTTTGCGCGGCTGCTGAAGCATACCGAGTCCCCGTTCACCGGGCAGCCGTTCATCCCGGCCCCGTGGCAGGACGAGTACCTCGACGCCCTCTTCAACACGAAGCGGCCGGACGGCCGGCGGCAGTACCAGCGGAGCCTGCTGGCTTTGCCGCGGAAGATGGGCAAGACGGCCATGTGCGCCGTCATCGGCGCCTACGAGGGTTTCTTCGGCGAGGCGGGCGGGCAGATTCTTATCGCCGCCGGCGACCGGAAGCAGGCGAGCCTCCTGTTCACGGCCTGCTCGAGGTACATCGAATCCTGCCCCGGCCTGCTCAAGCGGTGCAAGATATACAAGAACTCCATCGTCATCCCGCACAAGCAGAGCACAATTCAGTTTCTTTCCTCCGAGCACAAGGGCAAACACGGGTACAACCCGAGTCTGGTCGTCGTAGACGAATACCACGTTCAGCCCAACCGAGATTTGGTCGATGTGCTGGAATCAGGCATGGGTGCTCGAGCCGAGCCGCTCGTCATCTATGTGACAACGGCCGGCATGGACCGCGTCGGCCCGTGCTATGACGAGTGGCAGCGGGCGCTCAAGGTCAAGGACGGCCTGATCGACGACCCGACGTTCCTGCCGTGCATCTTTGCGGCTCCTGACGACGCCGACCCGTTCGACGAGGCCACCTGGCGCATTGCCCAGCCGAACTACGGCACGACGGTGCGGAAGGAGTTCATGGAACGCGAGGCCGCGCTCGCCAAAGAGAGCGTGGTGCAGGAGATCAAGTTCCGCACGCTGTACCTGAACCAATGGGTTTCCAACGGGGCAAACCGCTATTTTCGCTCCGGCACGATCGACAAGTGCCTCGTGCCGACCAGGCCAGCAGGCAACCGCGTCGCCTACTGCGGCCTCGACTTGTCAAGCAACACCGACACCACGGCGTTCGTCGCGGTCTGGCCTGACGAGGACGGATCGTTCGACGTCCACGCCCACCTCTTCATCCCAGAGGACAACGCCGACAAGCCAGAAGCGCCGTATCGGCAATGGGCCAAGGACGGATTCGTTACACTTACGGAAGGCGATCTTGTCGATTTTGACGCGGTTCGGAACTACGTCCTCTCGTTTTGCGAGAAGAACGCAGTCCGCGCCGTGGCAATCGATCGATGGAACGCCACGCACATTACGACGCAGTTGGTGTCGGAGGGAGTCGACGTAAAGCCTTACGGACAAGGGTACGCGAGCCTCTCAGCGCCTACCAAGCTGCTTGAGGCGCTCGCGCTGGGAGGCCGGCTTCGACTCGGTGACAACAAGGCCATCGCCCTCCACTTGAGCAATATGCAGTGTCGCGTGGACGATGCAGGGAACGTAAAGCCTACCAAACAACACTCTCATTCGACCGCAAGGATCGACGCCGCCGTGGCCCTCGTCATGGCCCTCGGATTGGCGAGTAGCGAGACGCACGGCCCAGAAGAAGACCCGCAACTGGTGGTGTTCTAAGCGATGCCAGATTTCGACGACGAGCACGTTGCCGACCTGCTGGAGATGCGGTCCAGCCTCTCGCGGGTCTTCGAGGAGATCGTCGAGAACAACCGGACCACTGCCGGCGTCACGGTCAGCCCCGAGAGCAGCCTGAAGTGCAGCGCGGTCCTGTGCTGCGTCCGGGTGCTGTCAGAGTCGATCGCATCGATGCCGTTCAACCTCTACCGGCGACTGCCGGGCGGCGGCAAGGAAATCGCAGAGGACCAGCCCCTTCAGGAGGTGCTCGCCTACCAGCCGAACGACTGGATGACGTCGTTCGAGTGGCGGGAGTGGATGATGAGCCAGTTGCTCCTCTGGGGCAACGCCTACAGCCTCATCCGCCCCGGCCGGCGAGGGGCCGTCGATCAATTGATCCCGCTGCACGCCAGCCGGATGACGATCGTCCGGCTCGAGAACGGCCGGCTCCAGTACCAGTACAAGGAGCCGGGTCAGGCCGAGCCGAAGAAGTACCGCCAGGATCAGGTGTTCCACCTTCGCTGGCTCAGTTCGGACGGGGTCACGGGCTACGTCCCGACGTCCCTTGCCAGCGACGCCATCGCCCTTGCCCGGGCGACGGAACTGCACTCGAGCGCGTTCTTCGGGAACGGCGCGAACGCAGGCACGTTCATCGAGGTCGATCAACCCCACAAGCCGGAGGCGCTTCAGCGTTTCAAGCAGCAGTGGGACGACGCCCACCGCGGCCCGACGAAGGCGTTCTCCACCGTGGTCATGCCATTCGGCTTCCACAAGAAGAACGACCCCGTCAACAACCAGCACGCGGAGTTGATCGCCACGCGGCGGCACCAGTTGGAGGATGTGGCCCGGTGCTACCGCGTGCCGCCCCATCTCCTCGGCGACCTGACCAACGTCCGCTACAACACCGTCGAGCAGTCGGCCATCGACTTCGCGACGTTCTCGCTGATTCCACACTGTCGGCGGTGGCAGTTTGCCGTCCGGCGCGACTTGATCGCGGACGCGGCGAACTACTTCGTGGAGTTCGACCTCTCGGCCCTCATGGCCGGCGACTACCAGGCCCGCTCTCAGTTCCTCCGCGAGATGTTCAACATGGGCTGCCTCTCGGTGGACGAGATTCGCGGCCAGATCGGCTACAACCCGCTCCCCGACGGCCTGGGCAACAAGCGGTTCGTCCAGGTGAATATGCAACTGCTGGACGCCTTCACCGTCGAAAACCCGACCGGCGCCCCCGATGCCCCGGAAGTCGACGACTCCGGCGACGACAGCATGGACGACGACGCCGACGAGCAGGATGCCACCGACGGCAACGACGGGCCGACGCCAGCAGACGCCGCCGTCAGCGACCGCTCCGCGGCCGAGGCGCTGTTCCGCACGACGCTCCGGCGGCTCGCGGCCGTCGAGGCCGACGGGATTCTGGAGCGGCGCAACAAGCCGGCCAAACTGGCGGCGTGGCTCGAGGGCCACGAACAGCGGATGAAGACGGAACTCGTGGACGCCGCAAAGGCCACCGGCCGAGACATCGACGGTTTTGTCATGGCGTGGATGGAGGAGACGAAGGACCGCCTGCTCGAGTGCCATCGCTCCGGCAGGCCGTATGAGGAGGCGACGAAGTCATGGACGGATCGTGCGAACTTGAGCGACGGCTGATCGGCGAAGTGCCGGGGCTGCACATCAAGCAGGACGACAATGGCCGCACGGTCATTCGGGGCTACGCTGCCGTCTTTGAGTCGGAGTCGCAGGATTTGGGTGGCTTCCACGAGATCGTGGAGCGCGGCGCGTTCGACGAGGTCATGCGGTCGAACCCTGACGTCTTCGGCAAGTACAACCACGAGCGTGTGATCGGCCGGACGACCAGCGGCACGATGCGGTTGACGGTCGACGATCGCGGTCTGCGATACGAGATCGACCCGCCCCGGGCTGCCGCCGACGTCGTCGAATTGATCGAGCGAGGCGATGTCCGGGGGTCAAGCTTCGCCTTCCGCTCCAGCCCCAAGGACGAGACTTGGACGCGAGACGCCAGCGGCCGAATGATCCGCAGAATCAAGAAGTTTTCCTTCCTCGGCGATGCCGGCCCCGTCGATACGCCGGCTTATCTCGCCACCGAAACCTACGTCAGCAAGCGGGCGATCGAGATGGCGCTCGCAGAAAACACGGCCCAGAAGGAGCCTGCCGATGAGCAGCGAGCGGATAGCCCTGTGGTCGAGACTCCTGCGGAGCCTGTTTCGCCGGCGGCTGAGGCCGACGCCGAGGAGCGTGCCGCCGTCAGCCTCAAACCTACGGCTGGAATGGCCTCGGCGGCTCGACGGGGGCTGAAACTCCACGAGCAGGGCAAGTCTGGCGACGGCCTCAAGCCGGAGACGGTGGCTCGCGCGAATCGTCTGGCCCGCCGCGAGGAGATGAACGATGACTGGGTGCGGGAGATGAACGCCTGGTTCGCGCGGCACGATTCGGCGAGCAAGTCCCCCGGCTGGGACAAGCCCGGCGAGGAGAAGCCGGGCTTCGTGGCGTGGCTCCTGTGGGGCGGGAACGCCGCCAAGAACTGGTCGGCCCGCAAGGTCAAGGAAATGGAGGGCGAGCGCGACCTCCCCGTGATCGACGAGGAGCGAGACAACGACGACGAGTCGCTTGATCCGCCGGCCGTAACCGTCGAGGTTAAGGCGCGGACGGAAGACTTCCTGT